TATCACGATTGTCAAACTCAGCACCTATGTCCTTTGCTATCCAGCCGTCAGGTGAGAAGAAGCCCTCGCTCAGGTCGCTGGCTAGTTTTTTGTTGTCGGTCATTTTAAATTCCTTAATGTTTTACGCATGCGCTGTACGCATGCGTTTGTCGCTTGGTCAATAGTGTCGTGATGGAATCCACTTTTTATCTCGAATACTGCTCCGTCTGTTGTGACGTTCATTTTGACCTTGCATGACCATGTTTTATCCTCATGTTGGTGAATACGCACCAGACCATGTTTGTCCAGTTCAGCTATGCACTCATTCAAGTTCATAAGAATCGGCGTTGTGTTCTGTGCTAGTTCTTTACTCATCTCAAAACCTCTTAGTAAATTGCTTAAAATCCCATATCCAGAACCGCCACAGCATGTAGTCAAAGCTGGGTAGACGGTTATACCGCCACATGGCGAGGTGAACCTCGTCACCGTTAAGTATTCTCATCCTGTGATGATGTACCCAGCTTATTCGGATAAGCATAAAAAAACAGAACAGGGCTACAAAGGCTGAGACGGTGATGATTATGTTGTATATATCCATTAGTGAGTTACTTTAATTGGAGTTGCATGTTTATGCTCCATATTTAATAAATCATTTTCTGCTGCTGTATTTAACACCTCTTCTAAAATTTCCATAGTACATGTCGGACAGACTTCAGCATTACATATTAAATTTGCCATGATGTTTGCAAAAAATAAAATTACATCTCCGTCTGTGAGTCTCTCTGTCCTATTTGCCAGCATGTTTTGAGCACTCACTAATATTTTTTCAATGTCTTCTGAAAAATCTATGTTGCTAATAGTTGAGAAGTCTTCAGAATCAGAGATGGAATCAGTCATTTGTGGGCCCTTTTTTGTTAATGATTTTCATGTGTGGTAATGGGAAGTGATCAGACCATTCATCTGACCCCTTCATACGTTTACGGTCATAGTCTTTTTTAGACTTATGTGCATGACCTTTTTTGAGCAGTTCCCTCGGTGATTTATTTGTTTTTCTCATTTTTAATTTTGTAATTACTTGTGGATATAAAAGTCCGTTTCGCAGCCAGGTGGACGAATCCTGTGTTATTAACCAGGGTAGGTCAGCTACTATCTCACTTACAAGAGTCTGGTCTTAATTTTAAATTAGTCCTCTGCTTTTTAGTACCCAGGCGCAGAGGAACCTGACGTCAATTAGCACGAATGCTTTGTACTATTATCCCCCTTACCAGGATATTAAAATAATGTCGCTGAATCAGTTGTATCTGCTGGAGCACCAGTCGATACCCCTGAATTTGCATTACCTTTAGCTTTATTGATTGTAACTCCGGTATTTTTTGCAGACCATTTATCAATGAAATCCGCCGGCGCACCTGACCTTGCTTCTGCAATACTTTTTTTATCACCACTGCGAAAAACTTTTACGATCTCATTTTCTTCTCTGGTTTCACCAGAGGGTACGTACTCACCACTGTCATTTTTGACATTTTTGTCAACAATCTGTTTACGTAGGCCTAAAATGACTTCTTCGCCTAAAAGATCCATGATCACATCAACTTTAGTATCCACTTCTTTGCTTTTTTCAAAGTCATACAGTTTGATGAGCTTTTCTTCAATTTTCAGATCACTCATTTTTTTGCCGACAGTCAATTCAGCAATGGCATTAGCCAAGCTCATACCAGGCAAAGGACGCTTTACTTTAGTGGCTTTATCTAAGTAATAGGGCAACTGTCCTTTAGCCTTATTATTGGTCACATAAATAGTCTGGCGCAGTTCTTCACGACCTTTTTTAAATACCAAGTTTAAAGTTTTAGCACCATTACGGGATAAACCCATATATGCCAAATCAATTTCCATTGGGTACAGTCCAGATTCTTTGACCTGGAATCCCCCCAGGAAATCGGTTTCTTCTTGGTCTACATCATCGCCCATAGCTAGGCTGGATAAATCACTCATTTTTATTCCTCGAGTATGGTTTTAAGAATAATAACTATGCAGTTTGTCTATGACATTCTGGGCATTGTTATCAATAAAAGTTTCCGATACATCCCACATTTTAAGGGGACTACGGATACGTTCATTTACGGTAGCTTTAGTAAGCTTTGTTTGATACACATGTTTATAACCTAACATCTCTTCCTCTTCTGTAATTGTTAAAAGAGGTGATTCCATAGATTCCAACATTTTTATGGGGACTTTTTTTGATGAAATAACAGTACTAAAATATGATTCGATGCCGTTATTTTTTAGCGCCCCTTTAATTGGAACATAGGTTTCCATTACCATCTCTGTTTCGTTTAATTGATCCAGAGTATGTGCTGTAAAAATTATGTTTTTTTGTGAACCAGCTACATGTTTAAATATGAGCCTTTTAAAATATTGAGAAAAATCTCCCCAAGCTTTCATAGTATTAGTCGCTTTCAGCACATACATGGTTTCATACATATCCATCAGATAGGTAACGCTATCGATAGCAATTGTATGAACATCATCCATGCTGTTAGCTTTATCCATTGCACTGTATATCTGCATTGGGTCAGTAACAATGTATTCCCTAAATCCACTCTTAAAGGGCAATTTCTTGCCCTCACAATTTAAATAAATTACGCCCCCTGGATCATCCAGGGACATGAGTGATAAAGATTTGCCGGTGGCACTTTTGCCTGATATTAAAATTAAATTGTCCTTAATCATATATTGTCTCTCGCTGCTATTTTTTTAGATACGGTGATCATGATAGTAGACAGGATCTCTGTCTCTTCTAACCCATCTTCAAGGCGATTATTTACGCTTAAAAGCTTATCTTTAATGTCTTCAATACTCCTCCCTGAATCCACTAACATGAGGGCGTATTTTACCATTTGGTTAGATCTATTACCTGACTCTGTAGTAGTTATAAACCACCGTTCCATATTGTTTAAAGCGCTTTGACTATTGATGATTTGTTTTCTGATTTCTGCTTTTTTAGTTTTCGGGATAAAAAGCAGAGCATCTAATAACTCACCAGTATTGTGGTACGTATATGTGGTGTTGTATGATGCCCATTTTCTGGCTATGTCACATGTTGCAGTGTCTACTGAAAAAGGTAGCCAGGCAAACACGTTTTGCATAAATTCTTTGAAATCAGAGGCTGTCAATTTAACAATATGAGTTAACGGAAAAATGAGTCTAAAACGTTCTTTTTTATCCGTGCTCCTTTTAGTGGTATAAATTAAAAATTTGTAATCTTCTAAGAGGTACTTAGCGGCTTCAATACTGATGCCCTCATCCACATCAATAACGACCATATTAAAGCCTGGTGTTATATTTTCAGAACTCCTATGCGGAGTATGTAAATGGTGATTTATCCAGTTATAGTTGCTGGCTTGGCAAAGCTTATACAAATTGTCCCAAGTAATTTCCTGATTAACGTAGTTTTCAGTTATATCTGTACTATGGGCTACCAATAATCTATTTAGATTTGTTTTTTCCAGGCTCTCACCACGGAAAAATTCAATCTCATCGACAAACCTACGTTTGATAATAATATTGTTTTGATTGCCCCAAGCAATGGCCATATTCATCATATCGCGTTTAGCGTACTCTGAGCCTTTGTATAAGGGCATATCTTCAAGGATATCAGCCTGGGTAAGGTCACGCCTCATAGAAGCAATATACTTAGCTAAACGTACGTGCGCGAGCTCTCTATGGTGAATGGCGTAAAAGGCATTACCAGAGTCTTCAGTTAATTTATATGCATAATAAAAATGCTCTTCTTTTACTTCAATGGCTTGGTCAGCAAATGCATAGGCGCCAGCAATCTTTAATGCTTTGTAATACCTATGCTCCATTTCTGTTTTAAGCACCTCTTGGTGGTCTGGAAAACTCTTTGCTCGTTTTCTGCAATTGATCTGATATTCAATAAATAATAAATTTACATCAGCAGACATAGTCAAAGTTTTAGCAAAATGTATACGGTCTGCTAACTTACCCAAGGTATGAGAAAATTGTTTGATGAAAGTGTCCTGGCTAGTGTCCGTCAACATATCCATCACTTCCTGAGGACTTAAATCTTCAAGCTTATTAGTGTTATCTTTGCTGTATCCAAAAAAGCATCTTCTGGCAAAACCAGTGTTCAGCATTGTTTGAAATTCGTCTTCTGTTTTGCCCCCATCTAATAACTTAACTGGGGTGCCAAACAACATCATATTCGCTGGAGTACGGCCATCAATATCCTCATCTCGGATATTTTCCCGGGTGTTCTTAGTCAGTTTCTGTTTAATTTTACCGACATCAAATAATTCAAGAAATGCTGACAGGACATCTGCATTGTTTAATAGGTTATCCCCTATCTCATCGATCTCCATGTTCATGCTTCCGGCCCCTGACATGAGCATTTTATGTCTGACCTGTTTTACAGCGGCTGTAGTACCACTATCAAAACTAAAAGGCAGGACACCAGCTCTTTCGAATTCCAGGTTCACCTGCTCTAAAACTAAATCCGGATCCATGCCATTTATGGTTGCCCTCTTAGTGGCTAATTTAGCTAAATTGATGTCAGCTATTGCAGGAAAGGTTGATTCTAAAAATCGAGACTTAAATTCATTGATAACTTGCTCTTCAACAATATTGGTACTATGTCCTTTACCGTGACCACTAAGAGCCAAATTGATGGCATACATAGATACTGGTATTTCACCTCTATCCAGGGTGGTTACATTACATCGCATCATTGATGCAATTTTCGCCAGGTAATAAGTCATCAAAATCATGAAAAACAAAGGATCTTTGTTTTGTACTTTATTCATTAAGATGTTCGCCATTTTTTCCATTGGCGGATAATATGTGACATCTTCTAAGTTTTTCAGTGGCATAGTGACTCCTGCTAGTAACAGTTTTTAGGGGGAACAGCCCACGGAGTGGGCCATAATGAAAAAGTACATTTTATTTATCTGCCTTTTTGACTTCTTCCCATGG